GTGGTCTTGATCCCGCTATGGTTGGTGATACAGCCGTCGTTTGTTACGCTGTTGATAGGGCTACACATAAACGCTATATCGTTGATGCTATTAAAATTACTAGGCCAACGCCTGCTGCGATACGCCAACTAATCTTTGACTGGACTTCCCTGTACCAGCCCAGTGAGTGGATAGTAGAGAAGAATGCTTTTCAATCATTCCTTACGCAAGATGAGGGCATCCGCCAAAACCTTGCCTCACGCGGTGTGTTACTGCGAGAACACCATACTGGAACCAACAAGTGGGACTCCGGTTTCGGTGTTGCTTCTATGTCCACCTTGTTCGGCACAAAGCAACACGACGGAAAGCACCACCGCGACAACCTTATTCATTTACCTAGTGACCAAACTGAAAACGTTAAGGCGTTAATCGAGCAATTGATTACCTGGTCACCAACTACTAAAGGTAAAACCGATATGGTGATGGCCTTGTGGTTCTGTGAGATCCGAGCACGTGAGATGCTCAACCACGGACTCCACCAAAAGCACCATATGAAAAACCCATTCCTATCTCGTTACGAGGTAGGCAAGCGAACAGTTATCAACATAGATGAATTGCTCGCCGAGAAAGATCGCACATTCATCTAATAAGGAGATAATACAATGGCAAGATACATTGGAACAATGGAAGCCGATGCAGCAAAGAAAACAGCAGCAAAAAGAGCAGCAGCAAAGAAGGCTAACCCAATGAAAACATCAGCAAAGTCTCACCAAAAGGACTTGGCAAAAATGTCAGGTGAAACAGCAGCAATGAAAAAGTTTAAGGCTGATAAGAAGGCTGGTATTCGGTCTGCTGAAAATAAGCCAAGTCGTGCATACACTGCTGGCAAGAAGGCTGAAAAGCGCACACTAAAGTCTTTTAAGTAAGGAGATAATAATGCCAGCACCAATTATTATGGGAGCAGCAGCAATTGCTGGTCGTCTTGCAGCAAAGAAAGTTGCAAAAGAAGCAGTAAAAAAAGTTGCAAACACTAAAGCAGGAGTTAAGGTTACCAAAACCGTTGCCAAGAAAGTTCAGGCTCAAGCAGTAAAGCAAAACAAAAAGACTGTTGAAAAAGTTGCAAGAATGCAAGAAAAGACTAAGGCAGAAAAGATTGCCAAAAATAGCGTTCAAGTTAAACCAGCAAATAAAGGTAATCCTTCAAATGCTAGGCTTAATCAAGGTCGAGAAATAATGCTAAGTAAGGCTAAATCTGGTAAATCTGCAAAACAAGAAGCAAAAATGATAGAAATAAGTAATAACTTCTTAAACCAAATAAACAAGACAAAACCTAAAGTAGTTCAAGTTAACTCTGCTGTTAAAGCAAAGTCTGCAGATGCCGCAAAGTCTGCAAACGCTAAAGCGTTAAAAGCTGCTAACAAGAAGGGCAAGAAGTAATGCCAAAGATTGGTCCAAACAAAGTATCTATTGATCCAAAGGCTTACGCTGCAAGACTTACTAGGGCTAAGAAAACTGTAGCAGCAATGGATCCTGCAACAAGAGCAAAGATTAAAGATATGTACCCAAAGGTTACAAGAGAAGAAGTTGCTAAACAAGCACTAGATACCAAGAAGGTAAATATGAAAAAGAAGTCTACACCTATAAAGCCTACAGTTTCTCGTGCTCCATCAAAGGGAGTTAAAGTTCCAATGCCTAAGACTGGACCAAGTGGTAAGAAGAAGTTAATGCCACTTACAGGACCAGCAGCAGTTGAGGCAATTCAACGTCGTACTTCACCTGCTGGTGTAAAGAAGGCTGAGATGGACGCTAAGAAGGCAACCAACAAGAAGTACCCAGGATTATACAAGAAGTCTAAGTAAGGACCCCACATTGTTATCAGTCAAAGAAGTTGACGCTAAGCTCGCACGCTTACGTACTCGCTCATCAGCGCGAGATCAACGTATGCGTGATGTGCTCTCGGTGCGTCAGGGAGATATCTCTAAGGTATACCCTGCAATGTTTTCAGAGGAATATCCAAAGCCTCTGGTTGCAAACTTCATTGACGTAGCAGCACGTGACTTAGCAGAAGCAATGGCACCACTGCCATCCTTTAACTGTTCAGCAACCAATATGGTTTCTGACGCTGCACGCAAGGCTGCAGATACCAGAACTCGTATTGCAAACTTCTATGTAACAAACTCTGACCTACAACTGCAGATGTACACAGCAGCAGACTGGTATAACACCTACGGTCTTGGTATCGGTATGGTTGAGATGGACTTTGAGGATAACAACCCTCGTATCCGTATGCTCAATCCATTTGGTACCTACCCAGAGTTAGATCGTTATGGTCGCGTTATGTCTGTAACTCAGGTTATCGTTACCGATGCAGAGACACTAGCGGCACAATACCCAGAGTATTACGATTTAATCCTAGGTAAGAACCAGTACGCTTTATCTTCTCCTTATATCTCAATGGTCAAGTACCACGACAAGGACCAGGACTTGCTCTATCTACCAGAGCGTAAGAACCTTGTTCTATCACGCACACCTAATATCTTAGGTAAGGCAATGGCATCTGTTGTAATGCGTTCTTCTCTTGATGGTGAAGCACGTGGACAGTTTGATGATGTTCTATCTGTACAGTTAGCTCGTGCTCGCTTTGCAGTATTGCAGATCCAAGCAGCAGAAAAGTCTATCCAAGCACCTATTGCTATTCCACAGGATGTGCAAGAGTTGGCACTTGGTCCAGATTCTATTATGCGTTCTGCTAATCCACAAGGTATTCGTCGCGTTCCGCTAGAACTACCACCTGGAGTCTTTACAGAATCTGGTGTATTAGAGCGTGAACTACGCCTTGGTGCTCGTTATCCTGAATCTCGTTCAGGTAACATTGATGCATCAGTTGTAACAGGCCGTGGTGTGCAAGCACTACAGGCTGGCTTTGATACACAGATCAAGGCAGCACAAGCACAATTTGCTCGTATGTTCCAGGAACTTATCTCTGTTTGTTTTGAAGCAGACGAGAAAATCTTTGGTGGTATTCCAAAGACCATCAAGGGTTCAGATGATGGAACACCTTACGTTCTAAAGTACACACCATCTCGTGACATCAAGGGTGAGTACGGCGTAGATGTACGCTACGGAATTATGTCTGGTATGGATCCAAACCGTGCCATCATTGCATTACTACAAATGCGCTCAGACAAGCTCGTATCTCGTGACTATGTACGTCGTGAGATTCCAATGGACTTGAATGTTACGCAGGAGGAACAACGTGTTGATATCGAAGAAATGCGCGATTCTTTGCGCGTGGCTGTTGCTCAGTATGCTCAAGCCATTCCGGCCCTTGCAGCGCAAGGCCAAGACCCTAGTGAGATTATCACCCGCATTGCATCTGTTATCCAAGGTCGGCAAAAGGGCCAATCGCTAGAGAGCACAATCGAAAAAGCATTTACACCAGAACCACCACCTCCAGCCCCAGCGATGCCACCTATGGCACCAGGTATGGAACAACAACTTCCAGCAGCAGGTGCGGCCCCCGCCCCAGCCTCAGCGCAACCTCCACAAGAACAAGGTGGTATGGCCCCTGCTGCTGGTCAAAGACCCGATATAGCCCAATTACTCGCTGGTATCACCGGCGCAGCTTAAGCAGAGGAGGTGTAAATATGAACAAGGGATCTCGCGCAGCAGCGCCAATGTCAAAGCCAGTCGAAGGCAAGAAGGACACATCTAAGCCAGCAGGTGGCAAGGTAGTTCCATCAATGATGCCAGCAGGCCGTCGTGGCAACGCAGTAAAAAAGGGATAATAACTTTTAATAGAAGGAGCACTGGGCGATGAAAGATAATAATTACATTTCTCGTCCAGTGCGCTTTCTTGATTTTGTTGTTGTCGGTATAGGCTTTTTACATAACATTGCTTCATCTGTTGAAACATTAACAGGTGAACTAATGGAGTTATCAATTTATCAATCAAATCATCTTACTCAAACCAATAGGGCTTGGGAAGATATGGCAACAGACTTAGAAAAATTAGAGGAGGAACAACAGTGAGTATGATGAATCCACTGGCTGGACCAGCAGGTCCAGGTAAATTCTCCACACGTACTGATAAATTAGAATTAGGTTCTACAGCATACGGCGAAGGCGTTGAGACACAGGCTATTAAGTCAGGTGCTCCGCTTGCCAAGACTGGTGATGTACGTCCTGCTCGTGCAGGAGATGTACGTGAAGCTGCAGAACAGGCACCAGTAACAGAATTATTTGCACCATCACAGCGCCCAACTGAAGACATTATGGCTGGTAATAGGTTAGGCCCTGGTCCTGGTCCAGAAGTACTAGGTATGAATCCAGCAACTGAAAAACTATCTGATGTATTAGCAAAGATGATTCCATACGATCAAACTGGTGAAATTGCGATCTTGTATCAGCGAGCTGCATCACGAGGTCTATAAATGGCGCAGAATAATTTAATTGCTGCGGCAGCACAGGCTGGTCTTAATCCATCACAAAAGTCACAAGTTGATGGTTTAGCAAAACTTCTTGATTCTCACAAGACCCTACTTGCTCTACCTGCACCAGTTGCACAACAGAAGTTTGGTCAAATGACTCAAGACCAACAGAACGCTCACCTTGCTATGTTTGGCGAATCAGAAGATGCGCCACCTGAGCAAAAGCGTGGTTGGTTTGGAACAGCATTTCATTACGCAACAGCTCCTATTAAGGCTGTTATCGGTGGAACATTTGCTGCATTAACTGAAGTATCAGATGCGATGACTCGCATCTATCGTACTGGTGCTATTGCATTAGACCAAGGCGTAAATATCGGTAAAGCCTTTGAGATTGCTAACGATAAAGGCGATATGGTCTTTAGCCCAGATCGTATTTCACGTGCTAAAACAGAATTTGGTAATGACTTAATCAATGTTGCTATGAAGGTAGCAGGCGGTACACCGCTTGATAAGATCATTGCAGAAGGTACTGAGATTGAAAAGCAGATTGCGCGTCGTGCAGATCTACGCTATAGCACAGAAGAAGATGTTAAAGATTTTCAAAATGCGCTAGATAAGGTCAATGCTGCCAAGTATTCTCCTGGTCGCGCACTTGCAAACATATTACTTCCAGGTTCAATGGAAGGCTCAGGCTTTCTCTATAAAGGTATATCTGGACTTGGAGATGCAACATATCGCATTTTTGCTGACCCAACACTAATATTAGGTAAGGCTAAGAAGGCATACGATGCCGGAGACTTCTTACTATTTAATGTTATTGGTAAAGAGAAGTTTACTTATGGTCGTAATCTATTTGCTGTTGCTGGAAATACACAGCGACTAGATAAAGTATTTGAGCAAAAGGGTGTAGTAGATTTTTTTAATCTCTATGGTGAAAAACTAGACGAACTAAGTAAGATACGTAATACAACTAGAGATCTACGCGCTCAGGTTGCTGTTAGTGATGAACTACGTCGTATCGCACCAGAGTTTGGTCCAGCAGCTATAGATGAGTTTATTAAAGCTGGCGTTAAAGACGCAGCAACTGCAAGAAATTATTTACTAAATGTGGTAGATCTAAAGAGCATTGTTAGTGGACAAGCAGCACGTATGACTCCACTTGTTCCTACACTTAGTCCTGCACGCAAGGCACGTATTGCTACATTTAGAACAGCAAACAAAGTTTTTAACATTGACGAAGTTGGTCAAAAGATTGTTGATGCCTTCTATGGTACTGGCACAATCCAATATGAAGATATTGCTGCTGGACTAACAGATGATGTTGCAGACCTTGCAGGTTTAGAGCGTCAGGTTGGTCGTATCAAAGGTTCTGACGGAGCTACACGTATGCCTTTGCGTCAGATTCAAGGACGCATTGACCGCTTTGCACGTAAGTTCTCAACCATTCCATTTTTTCGTGATAACCAGTTTAATGTACTGGCAGATGACGCATCAACACAGGTATATCGTCTAGCTCGTCTTGCTAACTCTCGTTACCACGCAAAGATTATTGCAGAAGCATTTACTGCAGGCAACGAAGGTCAGCGCAAACAAATCTACGAAGGTATCTGGTATACACTTGCAACTATTCGTGGTGTAGATAAGTCAGAAGCTGGAAGAACATTCCTGCGTAACTTTGGTAGCAAGGGCGTTCCAAAGGCTTATGCCTCACCTACTATCGTTCGTGAGATTGATGAAGCAGGTAATGAGATTACTAAGCGCGTCAACCCTGACGAGTTGCCTAATGGGCAGCGTTCTGCGTTGTTTAACTTTCAACTATCTGAGACTATCTCAACTCCTAGTATTCAAGACCTAGATCGCTTATCTGCTCGTTCTGGAATCATTGATAATGTTATGGGTCTATCCCAACAGAAATGGGCAGATGATATGACATCTGTCTGGGTTCTTGGAACTCTAGCTGGTCCTAAGTTTCCAGTACGTAATGCTGCTGAAGATTTAATGCTTCACCTAGCAGTCGGTGATTCTCCTTGGGGAGTAGTAAAAGGACGCTTATTATCAACAACTTTGCGTGTTGCATCAGGTGAAGGAAAATTAGGTTTCATTAACAAAATTGTTCGCAAAAAACAAGTAGACACTTTTAATGCAAAGATTAAAGCAGCAGCAGATGCTGGCGATGTTAATGCAGCACAGACTGTTATGGCAGAAGCAATCCTTGACTCAATGGTTGGAAAATTTCTTGATCCAGAGGCAGCAGAGTTCCTAACAGAGTTTGCAAAATTTGGTCGCCTAGATGAAACTATGCGTATCATTGGTGAAGGCGGTAAGAACGGCCTTCGTGGTGCAGATCAATTTATGGCAGCAACAGATGATGTTGCAAAGTATGGCCAGATGGCTGCATTAACCTATGACGGAACTGCATACAAGCAAGCCTATGGCAAGCGTTCATACGCACCATTTAGTCCAATCGCAAGCACAGAAAGTCGTCTAGGCTGGCTAGTACAGATTAGTCGTGTAGCAAATGATGAAATTGGTAGCCTTGCTATTGCTAACCTTAATGATGAAGGTAAAGCAATTGATGAAATTGTTACTTACCTAAAGAGTCTAACTCAACAAGAACGTGAGCGCTTTCAGCTTTACAGTATCCCTGGTGAAACAGAACAGAATCACGCACAGCGTGCTTTCCAGGCTGTTAAGAATCTCTTGTCTAAGGAAAATGGTGATGTTAACCAGGACCTACTAAGCAAAATCCGATTCACAGATGGACTTGGAAAAGTAAAAGTATCTGCAAATAATCTTGGACTAGATGATCTACCAGGACTTGATGACATTGCTCTTGCTCCTAGGTGGATCAACGGTCCAGTACTTGTACCAGTTACCGAAGGTAACCAGTTTGCTGCTGGAATTATGGAAAAACTATGGGGCTATATGGGAGAAGCTAACGCTAGATTCTCACGTGAGCCATTAGTTATCTACCAGTTAACACAGATTCGCAAGAATATGCGTGCAACAGGCTTTGAGAAATCTATTATGGACCGCTTTACTGTAGGTTTAACAGGTGAAGCACTTGAAAAGGGTAAGGAAAAAGCAACTCGTCACTTAGTTGACATTGCAGAAGACCTTGCTCGTGAGAGAGTTCTAGCATTTGTTGACAATCCTGCAGTGCGTAGCCAGTTGGCTATGTCTGGTCGTAACTTTGCACGATTCTATCGTGCTACTGAAGACTTCTATCGTCGTATTGTACGCACAGTAAAGTACAACCCAGAATCTTTGTCTCGTGCAGCACTTACTTATGAGGGTATTTCACACTCTGGCTTCGTACAGACAGATGATAATGGCGAGCAGTACTTCTTCTATCCAGGATTAGAGCCTGTATACAAGGCAGTCAATGGAATAATGAAAGCATTTGGAGTAGAAACAGCGTTTCAAATTCCAATGCCAGTAGAGTTCTCAGGTAAGTTGAAGATGATTACACCTTCTATGAACCCTGACTCATTGTTTCCTACATTTGCAGGTCCATTAGCAGCGTTTCCAGTTAAAGTAATGGGTAACTTAATACCTCAGTTTGCTGAATTGGAAAGAGCTTTCTTAGGTGAGTATGGCGAAGATGCGCCTATGATAAACGCTGTATTACCTGCACACGTTAACCGTATCTTGGGCGCATTAAACAAGGATGAGCGATCATCTCAGTACGCATCTGCTTTCCGTAAGGGTGTTACCTACCTAGAGGCTGCAGGCTATAGCCCAAAGTCTCGTATTGAGATTGTTAATGGTCAAGAAGTAGAAGTTCCGCCTACACCTGGTGAACTACAGGAGTACAAAGACAAGTTGCAGTCTGCAACGCTAAGCGTTCTAGCACTTCGTGCAGTCTTTGGATTCATTGCTCCAGCATCACCACAAGTTACACTCAAGTCTGATATGGCTAAGTGGGTACGCGACAATGAGCGTACAAACTTCAAGCAAGTATTTAATAATCTATTGCAAACATACAATGGCGACATTGATAGGACTACAAAAGAGTGGATTAGACTCTATCCAAACCAGATGCCATTTACAGTATCTGAATCAGAGCGCAATACAGTAGCTGTGGTTCGTGCAGTAGATGGTGCAGATACTTGGATTCAAGAAAACAAGCCATTGCTTGAGAAGTACAAGGAAGGCGCTCCATTCCTTATACCTACAAAGGGTGACTTTAACTTCGATGCTTACAAGATTATCTTCCAAGCAGGTCTGAAGAAGAGCAAAACTCTTGATGATTACCTCAAAGAAGTTGGTGCTGCCAAGGACATTCAGTACTACTACAGCCAAAAGGAACTATACGAGGCAGATCTAGCAGGTACTCCTTCAGATGAAGGAAAGCGCTTGATTCGTCAACAATGGAATACTTGGGCAGACCAGTACAAGAATACACGTCCAGTGTTGCAAGAAGAACTAGGTACCGGTGGTGCAGGTCGTCAGATCCAACGCCAACGTGCATACCAAGACCTAGTTAATATGCTTAGCGATAAGGATGTAACAGCACAGCCAAAGACTCGTGCGTTACTTTCTAAGATGGTCAATGAGTTTGAAGCCTATAAGACTGCTCGTGATTCTATTACTGGTAACGGTGATACACAACAAAACTACAAGGACTTGTTGCGTCAAAGCATTAAAGTAAAATTGTTGGAAATTGCAGGAGCAAATCCAAATGCTAAATCAGCATACGATGTATTATTCTCACGATTGATTGGAGACTAAAATGGCTAAATCTGCTGATGAAGCACGCCAAGGAGCTATGCAGACTTGGCAAAGCCAGATAATCCCATCTGGTACAACCATCTCCAATACTGGCGTTAGCGGAGGATATGAAGCTACAACAGTAACTGCTAATCAAGATGCAAGCATTTTGTACAATATGTCAGAACCAGATCGTAAGATCCTTGCTCAAAGATTAAAGAACGCTGGATACAAGGTAGCAGTTACTGGCAAGTATTCAGACAAGTTACTTTCTGCTTACTCAACAGCTTCTATGAAGGCTGCACTCCAGAGTCAAATGGTAGGACAACAGTTTACTGTAGGACAATATTTAGACCAAGAAGCAGCATCTCGTATTGCAGAAGGTGCATCAGGTGATGGCCCATCTATCCGCAAAGATATCCGTATCGCTGATGAAACAACTGCTAGAACTCTTATTAATGCAGTTCTTGAAGATGTTGTTGGTCGAGGTGCTACCAAAGAAGAGTTAAAGAAGTACACATCAGCATTACAGAAGGCGCAGAAGGCTGCTCCTACTGTTACAACATACTCAACATCTGGCGATGTTCAAACTGCTACTACAACAGGTGGCATTGACGAGGGGCAGTTCTTGATTCAGCAAATTGCAGGCACAGATGAGGCTAAGGCCAATAAAGTCTTTAGTTACTACGATGCCTTTAAGAGTGCGTTAGGTGTGCGCTAATGGCTAATGCAATTAAAACTAAACTGCAAAAAGTTTCTGGCGAGTATTCAGCCAAGGTTAATGATATCCGTGACCTTAAAGAAAAGAAGAAGAAGCCGTTTGTAACAGATGCTGAAGTAAAAACAATCAATGAACAGATTAGAGTTCTTGAGCGTGAATCCAAGGCAGCAATGGCAGAACTCAACAGACTTATTAAATTAGAAAAGACTGCTGAAGAATACCTAGATCTTAATAAAAAGATCAAAGAGGATCAAGCAAAACTTGCTAAGGCAGAAGCACGTGGAGAAGATACTGTTTCTATTAAGAGAGATATTAACAAAGCAACAAGCAGAATTGGTGTTATAGCACCAGATGTTGAGCGCAGTTTTCCAGAAATTAAGGTAGCAAAGCCTCAAGTTCCTACTACTGCAAATGATGGCCCTACTGGTACACCTGCCCAAGCGCCTAGCACTCCAGCAGTGACACCTGGTACTCCGGCGGTCACACCTGGTGTTGTAAAAACACCTACACCTGGTAGTCCAAAACCAAAGCCAGGTGCTCCAAAGCCAAAGCCAGGAGAACCAGAACCTACACCTGCTGAGAAAAAGAAATTAACAATTGATGAAATCATTGACCAGGTTGCAAAGAACTATGGTTCTATTGACACAATCTTTAAGACTAATCCAGACCTTCAGGCTTTATTACGTAAAGCTATAGGTAAGGATGGTGTTCCTAATACAGACGATGATTTAACACCAGATCAATTTGTTAAAGAACTTGAGAATACAACTTGGTTTAAGCAAAACGCTAATGCAGTTCGCCAACGTGGATTCTATAAGCGTCAGTTTGATGACCTAATTAAGACTGGTTCTAATGCAGATGAACTTCTTAGAACTACTGAATATGGTCGTGGACTTACTTATACGAAGCAGGTTATAGCAGATGAGGCTAAGCGCCTTGGCGTAACAGTATCTCCAGATGAACTAGATTTAATCTCTCGTGATATCTATGACCTAGGTTATGAGAACCAGCCAGCAATAGTTGCTCAACGCATCAGAGCTAAGATTTCATACAAGCCTGGTGGAATAGTAGGAGGTCAAGCAGGAGAGAATCTTGCTGACTTGAGAAAAACTGCCAAGGCAAATGGATTAGACCTAGACAAGAACTTTGGTTCTAGTATCCAAGGATGGCTACAAAACCTTGCACAAGGTGAGTCTATTGAAACCTTTAAGCAGATTATTCGTAGCACAGCAAAGCTAGGACTACCTGAAAAGGTATCCTCTTTACTTGACCAAGGCGTAGACCTTGACACTATTTACAACCCATACAAGAGACTTATGGCATCTGTACTAGAGATTAACCCAGAGAGTATTACTCTCGATGACCAAGTACTTCGCAGTGCTATCGGTCCTGACAAAGAAATGTCTTTGTATGATTACCAGAAGATGTTAAGAAAAGACAACCGTTGGCAGTTTACTAATCAGGCTAAAGAAGAAGTATCTGACACAGCACTTAGAGTCCTTCGTGACTTTGGATTCCAGGGGTAAATAATGGCTGAATTTAAGAGAGATGCAGCTCGAGAAGCGGCTGCAATTGCACGCGGGACAATCACTAAAGAAGAGATTGAAAGACGCGGTGGTATTAACGCTTCTGGGTATTATGGCGATACTTATGATCCTAATACTTCTCTTAGCGATGAAGAATATGCAGCAGCAATTGCTGGTAAAACTGGACTTGATGTAGGTAAATCTGTCAATGCTGCCTTAGCAGCTAAGGCATTAAAGAATAAGCCAACACGATCAGGCACTGGTGCAACACTAGTAGGCGCTGGTGCAACACCATCAGGAGCAACAATAGTTGGCGATGAAATGCAAGAGGAAAAGCGTCTTAAAGGACAGTCGGCCTACGATCTATTATTTGAGCAGTTTGATGCAAATGGATTAGGCGCATTAGTAGAACCACTTAAGCAGTTTATCCAGCAAGGTTTATCTTCATCAGAATTAACTCTTCGCTTACGCGATACAGATGCTTACAAGAAGCGCTTTGCTGCTAACGCACAGCGTATGGCTAAGGGTCTTCGTGCACTATCAGAGGCTGAGTACATTGGTAAGGAAGATGCCTACCAAGACATTATGCGTCGCTATGGATTGCCAGAGTCTTACTACACTCGTGGTGAAATGGGTCGCCAAGAAGGATTTGAAAAAATAATTGCAAACGATATCAGTGATATAGAACTAGAAGATCGTATCGCAACTGCACAAAAGCGTGTACTCAACGCCAACCCAGAGGTAACTCAGGCACTCAAGCAATTCTACCCTGATATTACAAACGGTGATATCTTGGCTTACACACTTGATCCTAAGAACGCTATTGAGAACATTAAGCGCAAGGTAACTGCTGCCGAAATTGGCGGTGCTCAACTAGGAGCAGGACTTGGTGCAACTCTTGCAGGTGCTGAAGCACTTGCCAATGCTGGGGTAACCGGACAAAGATACCAGCAAGCAGCAGCTACTATTGCTGAAGATACTATGCGTGGTGGACAATTAGCATCTATCTATAAGCAAGATCCATACACACAGCAAACTGCAGAAGCAAATATTCTAAATATTCCTGGTTCAGCAGCAGCTAAAAAACAAACTGAAAAATTAAAATCATTAGAAGAAGCCGCATTTAGCGGACGTGCCGGTGCTGGTGCGATAGCACGAGACAGAGCCGGAGTACTATAACAAGCCTGCCACTAGAACGACTGGCCTAGTGGAGCGACAACAA